TGTAAACAATATGGTCAACCGTTTATAAATAAACAAGCTGCTGAATACATAGATAGACTTCAAAGACATGGTTTTAAATGGGAAGATAAATCGTTTGATGAATTATATAAGGAATATCCTAAGTGTAAAGCTGCTTTACTATGGTGGTGTAATTTAAAGAAATCGAATGCTTTTAATATTGCAAATAATAAATGGCTTAAAGAGTTTATTATTGAAAATCCACCAACATTTAAAATTTCATCAAAATGTTGTCAGTATGCAAAAAAGGACGTTTCTCATAAATTAATAAAAGAAAATACATATGAATTAAATATAGTTGGTGTGCGAAGAGCAGAAGGTGGTGTTAGAGCCACATCCTATAAGTCGTGTTTCAGCGAAGGAGATGATGGATGCGATAATTATAGACCTCTATTTTGGTATAAAGATTCTGACAAAATTGATTATGAAAACGCTTATAATGTTGAGCATTCAGATTGTTATGTTGTTTATGCCTTACCAAGAACAGGTTGTGCAGGTTGTCCATTTGGAAGAGATTTTGAGAATGAGCTTGAAATTATTCAAAAATATGAACCAAAACTTTATAAGGCTGTTAATAATATTTTTGGAGATTCTTACGAATATACAAGGAAGTATCGTGAATTTGTAAAGAAAATGAATAAAAAGTAGAGAATAACAAATTGAGAGGTTACGAAAGCCTTGAAAAATAAGGCTTTTAAAACCTCAAAAGTCGAAGGAAATTTTTCTTTCTTTTGGGCAGATTGGAGGTGTAAGTGATGTGTAAATTTTGTGAAGAGCGACAAAAGATTAGCTGGGAAAGTAATAGAGATATTTGTCAAATAGGAAATTTTTCTATTGACAGACATTATTATAATAACACATTATTTGCTGATAGTTCAGGTGGTGAATATGCATCGGCAATGTTAAAAATAAAATTTTGTCCGTTATGTGGTAAAAATTTAGAGGAATAACGATATGAAGGGAAATATAGAGGTTGCGACATAGAGTAGAACGAGGTGATTGATATTTCAGAGTTACATGATACTTTTGAAAAAATAAGTGATGCTACAAAAGTCTTAATAGTTGGTAAACAGATAGATGCCATAGGAAAAATGATAAGTGCAATGGCAGAAGCTCAAATACAAAATGAACTTGAACAAAAATATAAAGACTTAGGCATACAGGTACAAGAAGATCCAGTTACAAAGCTTCTTGAAACAATTAATGAAATGCATTTTGGTGATAATTTTCCTATTGAATGCCTTGAACCTCCAAAACAAGATATATCTACTCTTAAGAAGAGAATAAAGTATTGTAAGAATCCTATGGAGAAAAAGAAATTAGAGCAGGAATTAAATGCTTTATATAAGGAGCATAAAAGAAATAGGAGAACTGTATCATGAAGCTGATTAACAAATATGCAAATTCAAGATATTCAAAAATGAATGAATATTATTGTGGAATTACAACAGAATTGGACAAGCTTGCTGGAATTGATCCTAATGGACACTGGAAACATTATGTGCTTTGTGATTATGAGGATGGCTGTTTGCCTATCAGAATTCCAGGTGGAACACTTGGAACTATTGAGTATGATGAGAATAAGATTATTACAAAAATTCATGTTTGCACTGATTATGTTGTAAAAACTTATCCTGATGATGTAAATGAACAGCTTCAGAAGTTTATTGGTCAGAAGATAGAAATGGAAGAATAACATTATGGGACAGTTAATTGATAAAACAGTATTACGAAAAGAATTATCTAAGCTGCCATCTGAAATGGGATTTGTAAGAAAGTCTGATGTAATGCAAACTCTTGGCAGTCAGAAATGTGCTTACAATATAAAAGAAGAGAAGAATAAAACACTTGATGAAGTTCTAAAGGCTTGTGACATAGAATGTGGATTTTACAGTGGTGATGTTAAGAATCTTACAAGACACGTTTTAATGAGAGTATTAGATGGATTGAGAGAATAATAGATAGGAGATGAAAAATATGGATAATTTAACACGCAGAGAAGAAGTAAATCTTTATGAAGCAATTCAAAAATCGTTTCCTAAAATTCTAATCAAAGATCTTACAGAGCATGAAAGAATTTGTCCTGTCTGCAATGGTCTTGGAATGCGAATTGAAGACAATGTTTATGGGATTAAAGGTGACAACTCTGAAGTTAGCAGAAAATATCATTTTCCATACAAGCATCAAGCACTTTCATTTTGTCAGAGTTGTTTTAATGGAGTACAGAAATTATGTCCTTATTGTGGACAGCCTTATAAGAATCAGGGATATATGCATTGTGATTGTGAAGGACAGAAGAAAGCTGACGAAGAAGAGAGAATAAAGAAGTGGAATGAGAAAGTCACCAAAGCAGTATCGGTTGATGAAAAAGATGTAGACACGATGCTGTACTGTGAAGAGTTTGACGAGTGTTACAACACAGTTGATGATTTCTTTGATGATTATGCATGTAGTCATGAGAAAGATGGCGATGAAAGACCTGTGAGATTGTGGGTAACTTCTGTTGGGAAAATTTTCGTTGATGCATCCGATGTCATTGAAAATGCTTGTAGTGATTTGCATGAAGATGCATATGAACAGTGTGATATTGGTGGTTTGCAAACTCTGTTAGATGGTTGGTGCGAAGCTCAGACAGGAACTACTACATATTATCCTTGTTATGAACAGTATGTAGAAATTAATTGGAGTAAATATTAACAGGAAAGATTCGTTTCTTTTGAAAATTTTTACAGAGAATATAAGAACAGGAGGTAAAAGCATTATTGCGTTCATTTACTCACAAAAGAATTACCAAGTGAGAATAAAATTGCAGCAATTATGAAGCCATACAATTCAGAACTTATATATGGCTCAGATGAAGAAGACAAGCAGATTGATTATCCAGTTTTTACATGGGATTACTATCAAATCGGTGGCAGGTACAAGGCTGAATTAAAACTAAAAGTAGATGAAGAAGGATCTGCAAATAGAGAATATTATAATTGGGGCTATTATGACAGACAAGATAGAAACGGCAGATTATTTTTGTCAAGTCTTTTATCAACATTAAAAGAGAATATTACACCTAAATGGATGTACCATGAGGAAGATTGGTTTATGAATATGGGTTTTGGCGATGGATATATTCTTGTTGATGGAGCAAAACAAAGCGATGTTTTAAATATTAACAAGCTTGGATGTTACATATGTATTCTTCCTGACGGTTCAGCTATTGCAAGAGATTCATGGAATGGTAAAGATATTATCAAAGATGAAAAATTCGATGAAAAATATAAACAGGCTATAACAGATAATATGGATGGATTTATTACAGTGCTTGATATTCATGATTAAGAAGAATTATCGGTTTCCTTGGGAGGTGAAATAAATGACTTGTAAGTATCCAATAACTAGCAGAAGTTATAAATTTTGTTTAGGCTGTAGCGATATAGATTGTTGTGAAGATGCAGTTACTTCTAATATACCTATGCCAGAAGTTCAGCCACCAAAGAATGTTATTCCGTCTGCATCAGAAGCAAATAAAATGACAAACAATGCAATTGATAGTTACACTACACAGCAATTAGCAGAGTTATCAAAATTGATTAGAGATGCAATTGCAGATGGCAAATTTTCAATCAGTGAAGATGGCTGTTTAAAACCTGAAACACGAAAGAAATTAGAGGAACTTGGTTATAAAGTTGAAACTGGTACTCAGTACAATGAACCATATTACAGTATTAGTTGGAGAGAAACGAAATGAGGTGTTACATATCGGAAATTTAGTAGAAGAGATGAAAAAATATGATGATGTAGATGAACAGACATTGTGGTGGATAAATAAGGCACTTTCATATTCTGGGTATCCAAGTCATGTAGGAAAACAAAAAATAAAAGAACATATAAAGGAGATTGAAACGATGGAGAATAATAAAGTAAGACAGTTTATTGATTTACTTGTCAATGAAGAAGAAACAATTGAAAATGCAGCAAAGGTATCTGGAATTGGTGATATGAAATTAGTTGATGTTTTAAAAACTATTTCAGAGATGGAATTTGAAAGTATTAAGGCTTTTTCAAGTGCTGTTGCTGGTATGAATAGTATGAAGGAAGCTATTCATACAGTTAAGGATTTGGATGATGCATTAGTAGAGCTAAAGAAATCTTCTGAAAAGTAGAGAATATATAACTGTAAACAAAATGTAAATTGTGAATCTAGGAGGTGTATATGTTAAAGACTTTTGATG